TGGAGATTATAACTCAGACGACGTAGTTTATGTCGACGGACTTCCAGGCAGAATTATTCGCGTTGGTTTATATAAGACAGTCTTTTTCTTATATGATATTACCAACGACCCTTATACCGGAGAGGGACGCGTCAGCGGCGGGACAAAATTAGTGATCCTTAATAGCGCCCTCCACGATCATAAGATAGAAAAGCCTTTACAAAACCTGGATCTAGGCAGATATAAAAGATCTCCCAGGAAATTAAACCGGAGAACCGATGGTTAAGAGCGTTAAGAGAAACTATAACTTAAATAAGTTCGGAAACAGTTTTATCCAGGCTTTCATAGACGCTTATAAACCTATGATTAACGAATTGAATCGACAAATATACGAGACGACCGAAAGGTCTGTGGATATTCACGGGAAAAAGTTTAAAAGTTTAAAGAAGTCTACAACCAATATACGTAAACAGCGAGGACAGCCAGAGCAGCCTCCACTTAAAATCACGGGTAAAATGCGCGGAACTAAAATTATACAGGCCACTAAAGCCAAGCCCTCGTTTGAAATAGAAATGACCGGCCAAAGGAGAAACGTCTATTATGGATCTTTACATAATGAGGGCTTTACTACTGGCGGCATGATCCCAGGTAAAAAAGTCCCCGCACGTAATTGGTTTGGGATCCCAAAAGAGTATAAAAAAGGCGGTAAGCGTTATGAGGAGGCCAGCCGGCAGATGAGGTTTAGACTCCGCCGCTCCCTACAATCAGCCATGAAAAAGGTCGCATAGTGCCAGCTCCAGAAGATTTTGCCGCTCTCTTTGGAGACGATTTTATAGATATTTTAAATGTCCTGGAGAAAAATTTTCCACCAGAACTAGAGGATTATATTGTAGGCATTATCGAGAGATCCATGCACGACGCCACCATTTTTTCACAGAGGATGGCTAAGACTCAGGCCGTAATGGCCGAGAATGGCGTAGCTGGTGGACTTATCCAGGCCGCCTTACTTGCGGATCAGCGCTCGGCCGGTAAAATTTTCGGTGAGCTGCGTAACTCTGTTAAGTCTGGCGTAGTCGAAGGTATTAACCAGTCTGGCAGAATGGGTCAGATCCGCGAATATCCGGCCGATGCTCAGTCTTACACCTGGGTAACAGTAGGATCGCATAAAGTTTGCCCGGACTGCGACGCAAGGGCTGGAGAGGTAATGTCCTGGGAGGAGTGGGTAGCCGAGGGTATACCAGGCTCCGGCTGGTCTATTTGCGGCGGGCATTGTTACTGCGTTCTAGATCCAATCGGAAAAATGGGAGATAAGGTGGAGGCTCCTGTAATCGAGATCGGCGCAAAAACTAGAAAAGGTGGTATAAAAATTCGCAAAGCTGCCCCAGGAGAATATTTTAGGACGCCTGGTTTCCGCGGCAAGCCATTAACAATAAAAGATACTTACGAACTTGCAGACGAGGTGCTGGCAAGGACTATGCCTAAAGAGCCTCTCATGACAAAACTCTTTACGAAGTGGGGTAAGAAACATAAGGGCGAGGCATACGGATTAAGTCATAGATTAAAAAAGCGCTCGTCTTTAGCGAGAAAAATTGCCAAGGAAAATTTTGAGAACGGCTGGAATGTGAGGCAAATCGTAGGAAAAGATTTAGGCGACGTCGTTAGGTATACTATGCTATTTAATAAATCAGTTTATACGCGATCGGTTACTGCTGTCCTGGCGGACATACAGGCCGCCGGTTTTACTCCCTGGAAAGTTAAAAATTATTGGTTTGGTAAAGAGTATAAAGGAATAAATAGTAATTTTATACACAAGGCCACGGGTCAAAAAATAGAAATCCAATTTCATACGCATACCTCTAACTCTGTAAAATTTGGACAAAGCCATGCGCTTTACGAAAAGATCCGCAGGACAGGAATTTCTCAGAGTACATACGACAGACTCGAGCGAGAGTTATTTTCAGTTTGGGAAGATGTGGCTATACCGCGAGGCGTAGGCGCTATCGGTCAAATAATAAAATAGCCGCGAGGGAATATTATATAAAGCCGTCCTCGGCTGTACCTGGGTAGATCCAGGATCCCAACCATTCCCCTACTCTTTTCGTGGCAAAAGCCTGGTCTATCTTTTCCAGGGCGTTGTCGCCGCCTAAAAAGCGCCGCCGCAGATCCGAGTTCTCAGTCCAGCCCCGGTATGGGTTACAAAATTCCAGAGATCTAGTCTCTGCATCTCTTCTAATGATGCAATCCGTGTCCTCTATTGGCGTATCAAAACCAATAAGGCAAAAGTATTCGTACATCTTTTTAGTGATTGCCATATATAAAATTACCTCCTTCAGATATTATTTATCTGATTTTATTTTTTAGGCTGGTACGGTTTGAAAGTCTCGCCGGCTAACTACACTTATTGGCCTCGTAAAAGGCCAAGGAAAAACCCTCTGGAGTCCACGACCGAGCCTCTTTTGTCTTTTCTGATGAGCCGCCGAGACGCTGGGTAAAAGAACCCTGGGGGCAGCATTTAACCGGTTCGATTCTTTTTGTCTCTGGAATTTTAAAATCTCCCCACAGGCCGGTCTTTTTAGTATATGCGTTTTGTTCGATTATAAAGTCGACTTCCTCTTTTGTTACGCCATGGCCGTTTTTAGCGCGTATCTTTTCCAGGCCGGACAAAGTTTTATTATCTGGGTGTAAGTATCCAGCATAATCGCAAGGATCGAAATACGCCGGTTTCCCTAATTCTGGTATAAGTTTAGACAGTCTACCTACAGGGTTCTCGATTACCCAAAATTCTGGACTATACAGATCTACGGCGCACAATACCTGGTAGACCAGGTCGATGGCCCTATCTGTTTTTCCGTTGGCGTCTTTTTGTCCCCAGTATTGCGCTCCACTAGATGAAAAGTCGGTACACGGGGGAGCCGCTATAATACCCTCTACATGATCTATACCAATTTCTTCTAAAAGATATTCACAGGAAAAATCGTTTATATCTAAACCGTCCTTAATATCGAAAGCGTATACGTCCCATTCGCCCAAGCTGGTGCCGTTTTGAATAAACGGAAGAGGCCAAGATCTACTATAATCAAATAATGTAAGCAAGTTTCTCATATTCTCAAAATCTCCATACATAAGATTAACACTATAAGAGCTATAAGTCAAGTACTATTTCCCGGGGAGAGGGGCTGTAAGAGTTGGGCTAAAACCCTTGGGGGTCAAATCCAAGAATTTTAAATATCAAGTTAATTTTTTCTGGGGATCCCGGCCGATCTCTCCATTTTTTCTAATTCTTTTCGCCAATTTCTTTTTATGTGGTCGGGCGGTCTACCAGGAGGCAGCGGAGCCAGTCCTACTCGTTCGGCACGTTTACGCCAGGAGTAAGCTATATGCCGCCGGGCTTTTTTCCTCGCATCTTTAACTGAGTGCCTCAGACGCCGACTTTGCCGGTACGTCCTGGCATGAGGTTTATCATTTTTAGAGTTTCGCTCTGGTAAGATCTCCGTAATGGGTATATCTGTTATCGAATCTATAATATCAGATCCATTCGACTCCATTACCTCATAATCTATATCCTCTAACTTCAAAAATTTCTCAAATGGGCTTTCAATCTTTACGTGGATCGTATCTTGGAGTTTCCCCCAATGCTTTAACACCAACGTAGCAGCGGGTACGGATCCTTGCTCTGCCTCCCTAATCATTGCATCCAATACAGTAACCAGGCGATTACCAGCTACCTCCATGAACCGATCGTAGGCTGCATCTATTACCTTAGGCTGCTTAAACCACTTCTGTACCGTTGCATGGTTTAAATCTAACTCCCTGGCTATATCCGAATACGATATACTCGGCTTTAACGCCTTTATATCTATGGCTGCCCTCTGCTGAGGTGTTATTTCACCGAATACGTTTATTTTTTCTAAGGCCTGGTTTTCCATGTATGAATACGCCCCATATAAATTTAAAAATTGTCCTGGGCTTTACCCTGTAAAAAGTAAATCTCCCGCCCCCGTCATATTTCATTAATCCAGGACTGAATACTTCCGACTTATTACTGTATCTTGCCTTGCCTGGCCCAGAATCAGCATTGGCTACACCTATAGTTAAATCGTCATCTCTATTCTGTAACCATTTCTCTTTCCTCTCTATGGACTCCCTAATCCTTTGATATTTCCCTCTCATAAATAGCAATTTAAATGCAGAATGACGTTATTAAAAGCTATTTTCGCGTGTGAGGTATGCACAAGCCCTGCCAGGCGGATCCCCCCATACCCCGGATCTAAGGTCAGATCGTTACATTTATTCTCATTAAGCATACTATAATAGTTCTTATTGAGACTAAGCCACATAGACATAGCAGCCCATATCCTTCCAAGTGTAGGCATACGTGAACATAGGGCATAGTGTATAACTCTATTATACATAAAGTTTATTATACCTCATTCCTGTATCCCTGCCAGGATGACGCTAAGAAGAGTCCAGGGGGATAGTGATTCACCCGTACTAAGACACATATATCTACTCATCAATACGTACCGGGTACTCATCATTAAGCTCTACTATCATGTCTGTTATATCCTTACCTGTAAGCTCCTTCTGCTCATGTATAGTGTTAAGACAATCATTGCACATACGTTCGTCTAAGTCTCCATCCCTGTCATCATACAGTACGCTGCATTCAATACACGTATAGCTCTCAGACATTACACATCTCCCTATCCTTCCTCATTGTCTATGCCTATAAACTGTCCCTGTGGGGTTCCCTGGTACCACCACCAACCATTACCACTCTTAGCAAACAGTTCGGATCTATCCTTTAGATACTTCTTGTTTTCAATATCTCCAGTATAAGGGTATCTTCCAGATGGACTCTTTCTCCAATCATGTTTGTTTCTATCTTCAGCAGTTGTTATTCTCTTTGCCATCAGTATACTAGATCCTCTCAGTATAAAAGTTTTCCACAGTAATACAAGAGTTATCCACAGTCTTTTTAAGGCTGTTTGTCGACGAGTAGGTGTAAAAGTTATCCACAATTAGGCTCTCTTATATTATATTAGTTAGTTATATTATATATATTATATATATATATATATATATATTATATACACACCCGCGTACGAGAAACCCTTATAATTGATGAATAGTCCCTGCTGCATATCATAGGCCCGGCTTCTTACCGCCGAGGGTTTCTAGTCCTGGTATGTCATCTATCTGCTCTGGACTGAGGGTTTGGTCGCCATACTTGTTATGCGCCCTTAATACTTTAAGTGCTTGTTTGGTGCGGTCTTTGGGTATCTTTCTGCTAACCTTACTGTACTTTTTCTTCATACTAGTAAGCGTTCTTAATTGAATCACCGCTGCCTCCTATAGCTATTTAATTTCATAAGCCCAGGAAAACCTTTTTCTTACCGCCATGGTATTCATAAGCATGACCATGTATTTTTAATAGGTCATTCAAAGAGTCTTTATGCCCCTTAATGAAGAGTTCTCCCAATACGCGGCCATACTTGCCCACTCCATAGGATTTAAGCGTAAATATGCCTTTATCGGCCTCCAGCATATCTTTAGTATAGGCCTTAGCTAGCAGCCCCTTCTTCTTTTCTTCCTTATTCCGGGTACGACACTCCCAGGTATCTACACCCATAAACCGGATCCGTCTTTTGACCCAGACGTCAAATCCCAGGTCAATCATGGCGTCTACCGTGTCTCCATCGACTACCCGGGCTAATTGTGCTTTATAAGCATACAGATCTAGAGTTTTTGGCAAAATTCGCACTCCTTAAACCAATTCTTTAAGTTATACTCTTTGGCGAAGGGTTCCGTAGGCTTTGGTATCTCCGGGAGCCATTCCTTATGCCAGTCCTTACACAAATCATTTATCTTAACAGAAATGTCTACTTTCTCGTCGGTGTTCTTAGGGAAGAAATAGGCACTTTTAAGCTCTGGGATCCTATGGTGCCACTCCCTAAGCGTTTCTATAGTTTGCTCGACGATCTTTTCCATTGTATGGGCAAATTCCCCGACGAAATAAAAAGCGTGTTCAGTATTAACCAGGATTACCGTCTCGTACTCCCAATGGATCTCCTTCTCCCTGCGCCGCTTAGGCTTATACATTTAATCTTTTTGTTTGCATAATGGACATCTCCTCTTTGCACATCCTAACTTTGGAAAGTCTCCGATATATTTCCAAGATAGGGGTTTTCTCTTGTTTTTGACTCTTTTCGCATAATATATCGTTGGTCGCCACTCCCAGACGCTCCGACAATCGGGGCAAACCTTCGGCGGCCTGGCCTTTGGGATGTTTCGCCTCTCAATTCGCCGACTAACCCGCTAGATCCTTTATCTCTCCGCCAGACAAGTACAATTCCTTCGTCTGGTTGGCTATCAGTATAGCATCCGCCGTAGCCAGCGTAACCTTTAGTAGCGGCGCCCGCTGCTGGGCTAAGTTTTTAAAGTGAGTCTTTCGTAATGTTTTCTCTTTAGGGTAGGATCCATAAAACTGCATCCACTTATACGGCGTTATAAGGTAGTAGGGGATTTTAAGCGTAGCCAGGATACCCAGCCACTCCCCGAAGTTCTTACCAAACTTAAAAGTAGAGGCTACTCCCTGTCCAGGCATGGAATGTACGCTTTCAATGGCTACCAGGGCGTTTTTACGCTCTCTATAGGGCATTAACACCTCTGCCATGTCTCGCACAGTATCCGGACACTTGCAAACGGTGAAACCTAAACCCTCTATGGCGCAAACGCCGCCAGAAACACCAGGATCTATTCCAATAAACGCGAATTTGTCTATTTTAGGACTCATTTTGGCCTATAATGTAGTTTATTATAGTCTTTGCGCTTAATGGCATTGTATTAAACGTCAAATGGCGCGGAATTGGCGTTTGATCTGATACCCAGTCCCGACCATAAAAAAAGTCAAAACCTTTTCTTGGGCGTTTAGTCTTTGCTTTTAGTTTTTTAGGTATTTTTAGCCCCCTTTTCGACTACTTTTAACATTCTTTCGATACGCTTGGCGCCCTTAATTATCGAACCTATCAAATCCAGGAGTATTTTAATGTTTTCCCTGGATTTAAAATGTCGAAAAAAGTCTCCTACCTCATTTTTTAACATTTCTACAGCCAGAATTAGTTTTAATGTTTTTCTCTGTTTATCGGTCTTATTTGTCATTGTTCTTTACACAGCTCTTTAAGCCGCTTTCCAATGATATAGGGGATGTGCGGGACAACCGCGTTTCCGAGTCCAAACTTTCTATGTCTGTCCAGCCCTGGGGAAATCCCATTATTTTTTCTAATTCTTCTGGAGTCAGCAAATATAGATCTCCATTCTTCTTTAGTTTTAACGGTTGGTGTCCACCGCCTTTTGGTGTTCTTATTGTTGGGCTGTAATCCATAAATACTCGAATCTTTTTTTCTTTGAATCCGCCGTAAATATTGTGAACCAAACAACACTCCTCGCTGAACACAGACCGCAAAGTATCTTCTTCTCGCTTGTGGAATCCCAAAATCTCTTGCATCAAATATTGCATCTCCCCACTCGTACCCAATATTCTCGATCTCTTGGCGTAATATCTTTGTCCATTTTTTGAATCCTTCCACATTTTCAAATATAATTGCTTTTGGTTTTCTTTCATCACAAACGCGGATCATTTCATAAAATAGGTCGTCTTGTTCAAAACCGCCGCGCTTACCGGCCAGACTAAACGCCGGACAAGGAAATCCACCGCTGATAATGTCCACCTTTTCAAGATTATGAGAACCAACCTTGCGAATATCGGTGAATTTTTTAGTATGAGGAAACCGGACTGATAGAAGTTGTTGGCAATAGTCATCAATTT